AGTAGAGGGCACGATAATGTCATCGCCGTATACGTACGTCTTGGCCGTGGAATTCGGCCTAAGTATACGCTGAGCTGCCTGCACACACGCCCAAAAGACGAGTGCTTCAATTGGGAAACAGCAAGAGCTCCCCATGGGAGCGAACTTGTTCAGTTTCACCACCCTACCGTCCGGCAGAATAGTTTCCTCAGAGCGACAGGCCTCCAAGGCCTCAAACCAGCGCGAAGGGAAGACCCTCTTTACCAGTTCAAGACTAACTCTATCAGATGCATCGGATAAATCTAAAGTCGCTAACTCTCCAGAAATACTGGACGAGCGAGCTAACTCCTGATTGATGCCTTGGTCAGAAAAATTCAACTGACCACTGGTTATGGGTGAGGTCTCAAGGGTACGGTACAACAACCTCATAAGTCCTTGCTGAATAAAAAGTAACTCAGCAGGTTCACATGAGATTATCCGCGGTCCTCGGGAGTCCTTCGGCACGAGACAAACTCGTGCCCTCGGGTTCGATTCTTGCGAGGCTTCTAAAGTCTCGAGCTCATCGATTAGATGACTCGGTGAAAAATAGAAGTATTCGGAATAAGAGAAAACAGCATCAAGCTTCTTAAAATAACGAAGCGTATGATACTTCTCTGAGTTTGACGTATGGCAGGCGGTTGCACCGCTGCCATGACACGGTCGGATATCCAGAGGGTCTGTGTTACACAGGATCCGTGATACTATCCGCCGCATCTCTGCTACCAACTTCGCGGTAAAGATGTCCTCGAAATCAATCGCAGAAGCAAGTTCCCGATCAACTTGAACAAATCGATCCAGGTACTCGCCCTTCGTCTCTTCCTCATAATCGACCTCCAATTTATAGAACATGTAGGTCAACTGCCTAACACATCCTACGGCTAAAGAGTCACCACCTAACGCGAGAGCAACTACTTTACCTAAGAATTTAGGTATGTTGCTGTCACTCGAACTTTTAAAGTCCGGGGGACACACCCAGTCCATAGTGGAATGGAAGTTGTCAAGTGCTTTGCCAATAGTTGGCAAGACGGTCGTTAGGAACGTAAGCCCCTCATGTGCGGTTCGAAAGTTGAAGGTGACAATATCTTCCCTTTCAACGTACTCCGCGTAGCTGGTTTCTGCTAGGGCTGTCCACAAAAGACAGAGGCTTTTCAGCTCACCAATGATATTCATTGACACAGCTCCAAAGGCACCATAGCTAACCTACCTGTTCTTCAACAAGAGTACCCTGCGCATGATAGCGCAGCAAAATACTGCTACTCTGATCCCTATCCGTTCGGATACGAGGTTAGACCTCGCCGTTCAGGATCTTGGTCCAGTTGGCGTTTGCGCCACCTTCAATAATGAAATCAACCAGACGGTTGATTTCCTCTATACAGATGGCGTTCGTCAGGGCCGAGTTGGGTGGGCGCACCTGTACCACATACGTGGATACAGTGGCCGGCACTCCGAAGGCATCAACCTCAGTTCGGTCGAGACCAACTTTGTGTCGAGCTTCACCGCCCTTTCCAGTCTGATGACCGACGTTCATCAATTTCGAGGCAGGCGGGGTAATCCCCGCTACCGAGAAATCAGAGCGCCCAAGGTCAGCGGCCTGCAGATCATATGTTACCGTATTGGTATCTACGTCTGTGGCCGAATCTTTGGAAAGTACTTGAGAAGTTGCTAGCATGGCATAGTGCCTCTCCCCACAGAGGGGGAATGATCTCCGTAGCACAAAATCGTGTAACGGAAAGGTTAACGCACGTGGCATCTTGCTAATATCTTCATATTAGTCAAATCTGCCCCATAAGTGATCCAAGATGGTCTCTTCAGCACGTAATGTGCGAAGCGACGGTCTTGCTGTAGGATTGCGGCATTCACAACCCGAGAACAGTAGTCAACGCGACGAGATTCGTCCATTGACTCCCAGTGGGATTCTTCCAATGCAATTGCTTCAAAAGCAAGAGCGAAGGATCAACAGGAATACGATGAAATAACGTATTGTTGGTGATGAACCCACTGGGTCTTGTTGTTGCCGTGACATCAGTAGGATAACCGTTTGGATTTACAGTCACCCTTGATACCACTTGATACTCTTCCTTGTAATCGACTGACGAGTCGACAAGGACAATGGGTAATTGAAGCGCATCTACTTTGAACTGCCCGAGCCAGTCTCCAACTCCTAAAAACCAATCTAGGACGAAGGAAAAAGGTATGGCATCCCAAGCTATTTGCGGATTCAGCTCGAAGCCTAGCGTATCTAAAAGTGCTAGAGTCTTCTCATAGAGAGGACCAACGCAAGCCGTAGCCTGCGGTTGGTATCTACAATGATACTGAACCTTCCCTATTAGGGATCCCCACCATTCAACCTTATAATGGACATCTCCATTTAGATTGAACGTCCCACTCAGACCACTAGTTACAGTCTCGATAGTTTTGGTATAGGAGAATTCCTTCCCAACGCTATCTTTGAATGCTTGCAAAGTTTTTCGGAATTGGAACACTCCTCTTATAGCAGCGGAAAGGTCGCCCGCAGTGGGCTTCCAACCAAATTTATAAGATAGTCTCTTCCCAGCCGCCACTTTAGCAAGTGACTTCAGTTGCCCCCTCTTCGATAGAGCACCAAGCTTAATCATATCAGAAATGAACTGATTTTGCCCAGCACCCGTACGAGTAACAAAGGGGAGAAAATCGCCCGCGAGGCCTTTTAGTTGTTTAATATCGATTAAGAAATTCGGTACTGACAACTTTGTAAGGTCCGGTTGCGCTGCCTGGAAACCAGTGCCAGCGTAACTCTCCCAATTAGCTTGAAGCTTACCAATACCCCGGTTGGGGAAGGCAGCAGAGCTAACAGCAAGAGCTGCGAGATGAGCAGAATAGGCTACACCATAGTCCCACCATGGGTCCCAACTCCA